GCCAGTGTCGTACTGGGTGACCAGCACGACCGCCTACCCGTTGAATCCTGACGGCACTCGGTCAATCACGCCGTGGCCTACAAAGGCTGTCTTGCATGAGCCTTGCGATTGCTCCGTTAAGGTGACACAGTTTGGCGCTACCTTCTGCAAGGTTCCAACCCTCAGCACTCCGGCCCTGGCGGTGGTCGCCGGTTGCGGAGTTTCCAAGTGACCACCCAACTAGACCGCATCGAATCTTCGCTGGCTTCGCTGCATCGCAAACTAACCTCGTGGGGAACCCTCATCATGGCTACTTTTCAAGAACTGCAAGCGTCGGCCGACGCGCTGGAAGCCAAGGCCGCTGCCGATCTGGCTCAGTCCACTACCGCTGTTCAACTGCTGCAGGCCCTTTCCGCGACCGTTGCGGACCTGCGCAGCCAGCTTCCCGGCACCGCTGTGACGCAAGCCCAGCTTGACGCGCTGGCGGCTCAGATCGGCCGCATCACCGGCACGCTGACGACTTCGGACGCGCAGCTTGACGCCGGCATCGCGGCGGCTACTCCGGCGCCGTGATAGACCACAGCCTGATCCGTCAGCAGGCGCTGCGCAACCGGCAGCGGATGGATCAGGCTCCAAATCTGGAGCCCATTGACTTCATCCGCCAAGAGTTAGCGGAAGAGGCCAAGAAAGCCCGGGAACTGGCAGAGGCTTACGCCAAAAGCAAAGACGCCTAACGGCAGTTCAAGCGGACGCCTTTCAGTCGCCGCTTAACTTTGGGTTAGCCCGCTCTCTCACTTCGGGCTCTCTTGCGTGCCAGCTTCTCGGCGTACTCCGTCAGCGCAGGCGCATCGGCAGGGTGAACCCAGCGCTTCCACTGCACGCGGCCTGCGGATAGTTCGCGGGCTTTGCGCTCGGCCTGGCGCTGGGCTGCGGTCTTGGCAGTGGTCATCGCAATGTCAGCCTAAGCCAAGCGGCCCACGCGCTGCGCACATCTGGCCCCCAAGCAGTCCACCAGCCGCGAGAAACGGCCCAGCCCCATTGCAGGACTGCGCCGTTACACCTTTGAACTCTGCGCAGCGTCGGTTTCACACAGCCACCTTGTAGCCGTTTGCGCGCAGTTGCTTGGCAATGCTCGGGGCCACTTCGGCGCGCTCGCCGCCAAACTCGGCGCGAACCATCTTCAGGCCAGTCGGGTAAACCACGCTCGTGAAGCTCGCGCCTTTGGCGGCCAGGCGGCAGAAATGCATTGCCGCTTCTTTGTTCCAGCGGGCGATTGTGAAGGCGACTTCGCGGCGGGTCGTAATGCTCAGGTTGCTCATGTTTTTTGCTCCGGGTTGCGTGTTGCGATGAATGAATATTAGTCCACCGTGAGCACTCACGCAAGCACTATTTTCACTGTTACATCTGCGCGCTTCGGACACGGCGGGCTAACCCGCAATTCAAGCGGACTGCCTACGGCAGCCGCTTAATTGCAACGTTAAACCTCTTCCTCCGCCACAAATGCCTGCGCATACTCAATCAAGCTGCTCATGCGCGCCTTGCTCATCCTGGCGGTGCTCTCGCGGATGTTCAGGAACTCGCCTTCCAGCCCTAGCACCATCTCTGCGCCTTGCTTTGTCGCTACTGAGTGGCCGCTGATTAGCAGCACCTTCCACTCCTCCAGCGACCTACGCTTACCGGCCCACTGCCGGTCAGACTTCGCAAGATCGCGGCACAGGGCGTGGAACTTGGCGTTCTGCTCACTATTCCTGCGCGGCTTTTGGAAGATGACCTCGCATCCTTCGGGCGCCTCATGCTCTGCATAATCGCAAGCCCGCTGCCGAGCCTGCGCGTGCGAAAACACGAAGTGGCGAAGGATGCTCATGCAAACACCTTCCGCAAAGTCTCGTTCAACGCCAGCAGCTCAGTCATCTTGCGCGCCTTCCACGCCATGCGCTGCCCGTGCAAGCCCCGGATGGTGTGACGGTGGCAGTCTGCGCACAGCGGGATGGACAGGAACCATAGCCCCTGCTCCGGTTCGTGTACCTCGCTCGGGCCGGGCAGCCAGCAGACAGCGCAGTCCATCTCGGCTATGCGCTTGATGTGCTTTTGTTCGGCTACGGTGGGCGCTGGCTTGTTCTTACTTCGCACGTTCTCTTTCCAACTTCGCCTGCGCTGCCTGCTCTTCTTCGCCCATGCGACTCAGCGCCCGCCGGCAGGCGGGATGAGGCCGGAGGATCGACCAAAGCGCCAGCCGTTCGTCATGGTCTTCGATGGCGCACCATTCACCATAGGCGCCTACTTCGTTGTCCTCGTTGAACGCTTGGAGGATCGCGCCGGCCGCCTTGCGGATGATGGCGTAACGCTGCGGCGGCAGGGCTAAGTTCGTCGGCTGGGCCAGCGGTTCCGCGTCGGGATCCAACTTGCCGCGCCCACCGTCATTGTCGTCGTCAGTCTCGGACAAGCCGGTGATCGCCTTGAGCGTGTAGCGCTCCAAGTAAGTGACGGTGCTGGCCCGCGCATGGATGGCGTTCTTCGCGCCGCCGGAGTCAGGCGGGCCACCCATAGAGACGGATTCGGAATGACCGCCCACATGCTTGATAGTGCATGTCACCTCGATCCAGTCCTTCTCATCCTTGGTCAGCTTCCAAGAGGCACTGAGCCCATGACGCGAAAGCGCCGGAGTCGCAGCCTCCACTACGTTGTAAAGGCTGGCGTACTTCTTCCCCTTCAGGGGGCCGTCCTTCACGGTCTGGTCTTTCAGGATCTGCACCGCTTCGGACTTGAAGGCCGAGAATGCCGCGTTGAACGTCTTGCGCGCTTCGTTTGCTTCCCAGCGTTCCTGAAGCGACATTAACTGCCCGATGTACTCCAGCGGCTTCCCGGTCTCGACCGCGATCTGAAGCAGATAGGCGGGAGTGCTGTCGATCCGCGCGGCCACAGCGTGCGGCTTCGATTCGATGACTTCGTTCATTGTTCGATCCTTGATGCGATATGCCACGCACGCCGAAGAGCGTATGCAGTGGAGTGGTGGCGACGGTAGAGGGAAAAAACCTGCGCAAACTCGATGAGCTTGCGCATCACCACACCCCCATAAGCGCCAGCGTATACACCAGCAGGCCACACACAGACAGCAGCACCAGCACGCCGACGATAGGCACGACGACAGCGCCAGCGCCTTCTAGCGGGTCTTCGACCTCGCTCGCAGCGTGGGCGGCTTCCGGGTGGCGGCCTTGGTAATCGAGTCCGTTCTGTGTCATGGCTACACCTTGATGATTGCGGTCACGATGATCCCGCCGACGCACACGCCAGCTAGGAACAGCATGAGCAGTTCAGGCCACTTGGCGGCCTTGTCCAGCTCGTAAGCGTGGACAGCCGTAGCCCGTTGCGCAGGCGTCATACCGTCGCGCGGGGCCTGGAGGTTGCGGCGCATCAGGTTGATGTCGATGTGCGCGCGGTCGATGTCTTCGATGGTGCGGATCACTTGGTGCGCTCCTTCAGCATGGCGTCTGCAATCACGTAAGCCGCTGTCCCGATAGCGTTAATGCTTTCTTGCGATGACGCTGAAAGACCAGGCACCACACAAGAAACGATAGATTGCATCGCCTTCGCCGCGAAGTAGTCGCGCAGGTTCATGCCGGAAAAACCAGGATCCACCGGAAACGCCGGGCCGCCGTTTTGTGTGCTCAATTGCCGCCTCCAATCTTCCAGCCGATGAGGAAACACAACGCCAGAAAGATGAACCAAAGCAAGATGTCTGTATCGCTCACAGCTTCACTCCCCATGCCTTAGCGCGGTTCTCTTCAGCCCAAAGCGCGCCAGCCTCAAACCAATCGCCGTAATTTTCGCCAGCGCGGCATGCGCAAAACGCCTCGATGATCTGCTCATTCGTCAACCGCTTTTGCTTTGCTGCTGGTTTCGCCTGCGGCTCTTCCGCTAGGGAGCGGAGAAGGGCGGCGGTAATCTCCACCGTTTCGGCCATGTTCTCAAAGCCGCGCCCCTTCAGAATCATGGCAATCATCGGAATCGCCATCGCAAGCTCAAGCGCCTGCTCTCGTTGCTGCTGATTCATTCGCTCTGCTCCTGTTCTTTCAGCGGGATCACCTGCGGCCAGTGCCAAGCCAACGAAGCGCACTGAGGCACGCTCACGAACCCTGCGCGCTCTTCCTCAAAGGCTTCTGCGATCAGGGCGTCAATCTCGCGGGTGGTGTTTGCGGGGATCATGATTCGGCCTTTGCGATGGCGGCGCGAGCTGCTTGGCCGATCTGCTGAAGCGCCATCAAGCGCGCAGACACGTCCTCTTCGGTGGCAAAGCAGCACCATTCATTGATGCGGTTCAGTGCCTCTATAAGTTCCGCTCTCAATGTGCACAATCGCCGAAGTTCAACGGCAGCACCTTCTGTGTCCGCCCTCGGTATTACTCTATTTTCAAGGCTATCAGCTAGCCGCAGCGCTTCCGGTTGCTTGCTCATGCTTCACTCCGTCTCAATGCCGTATACGTCGCGGTAGATCGCAGCGCGGATGTGCTTTGCAAACTCCGGCTTGAAGACCTCGCTGATGAGAAACCAGCGCTTGTCTTGCATATCGAAGCGGATCAGCACCGGGTCAACGTGCGGCGGATCTTTTGGCTCATCGCCCGCTTCGGTGACGAACGTCACTTCGAGATCAATGCCGCCGACGTTGACGAACTCCTGGCGCTCGCCCTTCTCGGGCAGGTAGGTGGGCCACTTCATGCGGGTTTTCCGGTGGCTTTTGCGATGGCGGCCAGAGCCCGATCCCTGACGCCCATCCACATCTGCACGTCATTGACTCCATAGACTCGCGCAAACTCTTGCAGTACCTGCAAAAGATCAGGAGCGGCAGCGATCAGGAGGGCGTTGGAAAGCGCTTCGTCATTGGTATCTCCAAATGCAATGGCGGGCGCCTTCTGCGTTTTGGAACTGATGACGTACGCAGGCAAATCGTTGACAACGCGACTATCTCTGACTGCGCGCTCCGCAATCGTCGCACATGCAGCGCTTGGCCCAGTTATCGAGTAACAGCCCCCTTGTTTTGTCCATGCAGCCCAAGGCCCTTCGGTATGCTTGCTCATACGACCTCCACCAGAGTACCGAAGTCATCCATCACGGCGTTGAACTGAGTCCGAGGGCCGATGACGCGATACGTGCCGGGGCGCAGCAGCAGCGGGCCGCCATGGCGCCAGATGCCGACCAGCGCAAAGTATGAGTGCATCGGGTGGCTCTTGGGGTCGGAGTAGTCGCGGATCATTGCTGCCCCTTGATAGCGCGAAACGTGGACAGCACAAAGCGCAGCGTGCGCAACTGAGCCGAGGCGTTGCCGATGTCGCGGCGGCCTTTGGCGTTGAGGTGATAGCGGGAGATCATCTTCGCTCCATGCGCCAGGAGTGGCGCGATGGGTTCAAGTATCGACACGGCCGGGGCAGAAGTCAAGCACTAAATCGCGGATTAGTGAAAACGCTTAAGCGCTTGACAAGTGTAGGATGTGGCACTAGGATCGGCTGACCGATTGGGGAACCACATGGCAGCAAGCAAGAAAGACGGCGGTAAGAATCGCAAGTTCGGCCGACACTCGCGCAACCCGTCCAGCGTCAACCAGCCCAAGCGCACTGAGCGCAACCGGGCCAAGCGTGCGGCTAAGTCGCATGCGCTGAAGATCAACACTTCGCATGTGTGTCCGCCGCACAATGACCCGAAGCGCAGCAAGGAAGGCCGCCAGCGTTGGGACTTTGTGCAATGGCGCGGCGTTCGCGTGCGCTTCGAATGCCTGTGATGGATCAAAAAGCACTCATCGCCCATGTCAGGCGCATGCCTGGCACGCAGCGGCAGATCGCCACGAAGCTCGGCGTATCCGAAGCGTACCTAAGCGATTTCCTCGCCGAGAAGCGCGAAGCGGGGCCAAAGCTGCTTCAGGCGCTGGGCATGGTGCGGGTGGTGACGTTCAAGCGAGGTAAGGCATGACCGCCCTCGTCAAGTACGAAGCCGCGCGCACTGCTCTTGCTGAGGCGCACCGTATCGACGAGGTGAAAGACATCCGCGACAAGGCGGAAGCGATGGCGGCCTATGCCCGGCAGGCGAAGGACACCGAGCTGATCCAGTACGCGACCGAAATCAAGGTGCGAGCCGAGCGGCGCTGCGGCGAAATGCTGGCCCGAACGGAGCGCGCGCCGGGTGCCAAAGGCGTGGGCACAAGTGCTGTCGAACGATACGACACCACTCCTCCGACACTTTCGGACATGGGCTTGACCCGCGACGAGAGCAGCCGCTATCAGCAGTTGGCAGCGATGCCTGACGCCCATTTCGAGACTGCCGTAGCGACCGCAAAGGCGACGGCTGGCGAGGTGACTACCGCATTCATGCTGCGCGAGGCGAAGAAGGCCAAGCCGCACAAAAAGCTTTCTCAAGCCGACAAGAAGCGGATGGCCGACCTTGAGGCCGCACAGGCTCGGGGTGTTTCCATGCTGAGTACCTATGGGCGTTTGCTGTTGCAGACGATCAAGGCTCAGTCTGTGTTCACACAAGAAGAGCGCGAACTTCTCGCAGAGATTGCAGGCGCCATCTCACAAAAGGACTGCGATGCAAACTGAACTGGCAACGATCACGCCCGCCGTCGCGCGGGAAATGTTGAAACACAACACCGACAACCGAGTGCTGCGGCCCTCGCACGTCGAGACCCTGCGCGTGTCATTCGAGCGCGGAGAGTTTGTCACCACGCACCAAGGGATCGCGTTTGACAAGAGCGGGAACCTGATCGACGGTCAGCACCGACTGACAGCTATCGCCATGATGCCCGAAACCTTCCGCGTCAGCATGCTGGTGAGCCGTGGACTTGACCGCACCAAGGTCTTCCCGGTGGTGGACTTCACGCAGGCCAAGCGCAACACTTCCGACGTGCTGCGGGTGGATCGCCACTTGGGCGAGACGGCGAACTTTCTGGCGCGCATGTATCAATCGTGGAGTCGGGCCGGCATGACTGCTACGTTCGTTGCGCCGTTCGTCGAGTACATCCAGCCCGAGATGGAAGAGCTGATGGCGTTCTGCGCCACTGCTTCCAAGACGTGGAGCAGTTCCCCCGTTCGCGCTGCCGCTGTGCTGCGGATGAAGATCGGCGATGCCGACTACGTGAAGCTGGTCTACAGCGCGATGGTTCGCAAGGACTTCGACGACATGCCGCGCAGCGCGCAGGCGTTGTTTAAGTCGTACATGAGCGGCACGGTTCGCGCAGATGGATCTGCCAGCGCCGACCTGTTCGCGCGGTGCATGAAGGTCTTTGACCCGGCCTTCTCCAACGTGCAGAAGATCCAGATCAACGATGCCGGCGCTGCAATCAAGCAAGCCCGCGACATGATGGAAGAGTTTTTCCGCAAAAAGAAGGCCCCGACGAACGGGGCCGACTGGACTGCGAAGGCGCAGCATAGCACCAAGGGGCGCAAATGAAGCGGACGCCATGGTTCCCGGTGTCTGTGAAGCCGGTACGCAATGGGCGGTACGAAATCCGCCATATGGGCAATCGGCAGCGGGACCGCATCTTCACCAATGGTGTTTGGCTGTCCACAGATGGCAGATTCAGCGTTATCAACTACATGGGCGACAGCGTTGAATGGCGCGGCCTAACGGAGCCCTACAAGTGATCGCCCGCTGCAACGGCCGCACAAGCCCGAGCGGGCGCCCGGTGGCCTGCTGTGTCCTCTGCGAGCGCCGGTCCTATGCCCCTTCGACCCCGCAGACGGTGTGGGTCGAGCCCGAGGCAAAGCTCATCGGCAACGAGTGGCACTGCGTGAACCGGGTGCACTACCTGCAAGACAGCGGATTCGACGACGCTAACGAGGGATCATGAAACTTCCGACCGAGCTTGAACTGTGGCACGAAGACACACCATTCAGGGTGCGCTTCGATTACGACCGTGGAGAAGCGCAGTGGTTCGACGCGCGCGCCGGTGTCGGGAGTCCCGGACATGACCCGTCTGTCTGGATCAACGAGGTCAACTTCGGCAACGGTTGGCAATCGCCAGAGGTCTACCCGCAGTTGAACATCGAAGCCTGCGAGCAGGAGGTCATGGAGAAACTGGCCGAACTGGAAGCTGACGAGCAAGCGGCCCGCGACGAAGCGGAATACAACGCATGTAACGAGCGCATCGCATGAAGCCCAACAAACACGCCACCCAAGGCCGCCTGCTCATCGCCGAGCTGAAGCGCCGGCCGATGACCTATGCGCAGATGCTCGCGCACATGCAGCATGTGTCCACAAGCCCGTGGAAACGAGCTGTGGAGTGCCTGCGCCCCGGCGAAGAGATCATCCGCGTCAAGAACGAGCGCGGGCTTGTCACTTGGCGCGTGCGGCAGACCTACAGGGTGGGCTGATGACCAGCGACGACACCCGATCCCCACCCGATGCCAAGTGGCAACCCACCGGAGTAGGCATGGCGCCCACGTTCCGCTGTGCGCTGTGCAGCAAGCCGCGAAGCCCTACGGGGCGCAAGCTGCAACGGGTGCAGGGGGTGAGGCAGTGGGTGTGCAAATACTGCGTGAAGGATGCGAAGTGAACGACAGAGAGCTTCTAGAGGCTGCGGCTAAGGCGGCAGGCTACAAGGTGCGCACGGTTTCTGGATACGAAGAAGGCGGCACGGTGAGTTTCTACATGGAGCCAGGACAGCTTTGGTGGAACCCACTCCAAGACGACGGCGACGCGCTGCGGCTGGCGGTGAAGCTAAGGCTGACGGTGCATCATTTCTTGCAGACGGAAGAAGTTGAGGTGTGCTTGCCGTATTGCGACAACGGCGTAAACGTGTTTTGGCGTGAGGACCCCTACGCCGCCACCCGGCGAGCCATCGTCCGCGCTGCTGCTGCCCTAGGAGGTGCGAAGTGAGCAAGATTGAACTAGCGCCGCTGCCAAAACCTTGGATCAAAGGCGGCGTGCTGCATACGCCACTGGAAGGCGTGTTTACGGCCACTCAAATGCGCTCCTACGCAGAACAGGAAGTCGCCAGGGAGCGGGAGCGGTCCCGTATGGCTTGCCACGATGCCGTGTGTAAAGCTCTGAACGAGGCTGGCGTTCGCAATGAGGTGTTGCGCGGCATGTGTATCGAGGTGGCGATGGAGACGTTTCTGGATCTGGTTGCGGTGAAGCGCGTCAGCAAAGGCACCGAAGCATGAGGGGGCTTGACAGCCGTCTGTGTGGAGCGATAGCATGATGACAGTCATCGTGGCAGCGATGGAAGATACTGAGGCCCCGGGCCTTCGTTTCGACCCCTTGAGTGGGGACCGCTGCTGCCACAGTGGGGAACGGAGACCCGGGGCCTTCGTTCGTTCTGGATTGCTTTGTGGTGGCGCGAGCGGAGAAGGATTCGCGCCGTCCTCTGGTGAGCGCCGCAGGCATGCGGAAGCAATAGTTCTAGGGGCGACAGACAGCAAGGACTGCCGTTATGCAGTTCAAGTCCCCGGCCGGGCTTGTTGTCAGCAGGTTTCGAGTCCTGCCGCCACCACAAAGCAATCCACCCATGACTCGCACTCCGCGCGCAGTAGGGGCCTGAATGGGCTGCTCGGAAGAAAACACCGATTCGCCAACTCGGAAGGCGCTGCGTGCCGGGGTGCAACTCCCATACGGTGCAGGCGTGGTTAACCAAGAACGCCGGGGTCGGTTAGAAGCCGCAAGTCTTGGCTCTGCAAATTGGAACCTTCCCACTTCTTGCCCTGCAATGGGGTAGGGGGTGGGTTTGCTTGGAACCTCAATGAGATACGGCGCTAGAGACAACGGGATAGCAGCAGCGCTTAGAACTGCTGGCACTTCGTTCATTGAAAGCAAAGAGTGGAAGCAGTTACGGCGCGCGGTTGTCAACACATACGGGCGCAAGTGCATGAAGTGCGGCACGACGCCACGCAATCCTCGACACACGCCGGCCGACTATCGAACCCTTGCAGGGGCTATGGTTGAAACAGAAAAGATGGCCTGTGGATAACTTGCAAGCGAGGCTTATCAATGGCTGAGAAAGTAGTGATCGGGAGCGCGGAACTGTGGCACGGCGACTGCTTGGAGATACTGCCGCAGTTGCCCCGGCTTGGCGCCGTGATAACTGACCCACCCTACGGCATAAACACCAAGAGCGACGGCAGCGGCAAGCTGAGCCCATGGGGCGATTTGGTGAACTCGGCGCATTGGTACGCGGCATGGATGCGTGAAGCGCGCGGCCGGCTTGCCCAGGATGGCGCGTTGTGGACCTGCCTAAACTGGCGTTCGATGGTAACGTTTCAGAAGGCCGCATGCGACCTGGGCTGGCCGATTGACTCGCTGATGGTGTGGGACAAAAAGTGGATTGGCCCAGGCGGTACGCGTGGCCTGCGCCCGAGCTATGAGCTTGTGGCGTTGTTCGGCATGCCGAGCTTTGCCATCAAGGACCGTGGGCTGCCAGATGTGCAGCCGTTCCCTGTGGGTTCGTACAAGGCGACAGGGCACCCTGCCGAGAAGCCGGTGGCGCTGCTTGACTTCTTGGTGAAGCACACGCCCGGCGACCTGATTTGCGACCCGTTCATGGGCAGCGGAACAACGGCGGTTGCTTGCGCTGCGGCCGGGCGGAGATTCATCGGCATTGAGATGGACCGCCAGTGGTTCGACCTGACGTGCGAGCGCATCAGCCGCGCCCAGGCTCAGGGTGCGCTACTACCGGCCGAGGAACCGATACAGCCAGTGCAGGGCGAGATTCTGTGATCCCCCTGCCCGCCTGGATAGACCCCGAAGCCTGGGCCGAGTTCGTAGACATGCGCAAGCGCCTGAAGAAGCCGCTAACCCAGCGATCCGCCGAGCGCCAGTTGTTCCGCCTGTTCGAGTTGAAGAAGGCGGGCCACGATCCGAACGCGGCGCTGATCCAGAGCGCGGATCACTACTGGCAGGATGTCTACGAGCCGAAGGACGTGAAGTTCGAGCCCAAGGCAAAGGCGCCAGTTGACGAGAGCAAAGCATGGGCCGCAGAGTACGAGAGAGCCCGCATAGCTTCTCAAACGCCAGAGGCGAAAGAGGCAAAGCGCAGGGCTATGGAAGCGCTTAGGAGTCAAGCATGAGGACAGTGCTTAGGCCGCGCTACTACTGCGACCACTGCAACAAGGGCAATGGAAGCCCAAGCGCCATGCGACGCCATGAGCGAGGATGCACCATGAACCCGCAGCGCGTATGCGGCATGTGCAAGATGCTGGCCGAAAATGGCGGCCCGGCGCCTGCGCCTCCTCGCGATGAACTGGTGAGGATCATGGACACAGAAGGGTTTTCGGCGATGTGCGCTGCGGCCGAACAATGCCCGGCGTGCATCCTGGCTGCGCTGCGCACGAAGAACTTCAAAGGCGATGCCGAAACGCCTCCGGGGGTTCTAGGCCCCGAAGATGGCCGCGAATCGTGGAGCTACAAGCAGGCCAAACAGGAATGGTGGAGCGAGTGGAATAGCGCGGCGTCGGAGCGAGAATATCCGGGTTACTAGGAGCTAACTCATGATGGCCGCAGACGTTCAGGACGTAGAAGACTCCCCCGAAGTCGCGCGGCGCCGATGGCAAGAAGAGTTCCGCGAGATCGAGCGCATCCTCGCCGAAGAGAAGCGCTGCTGCTACTGCGGGATGACTGGACACCTGTCCAAAGACTGCAAACAACCGAGAAACGACAATGCCTTCTGGGTCATTTGAGGACTACGCAAGAGTGATCGCCGCGCTTCCCGGTACCGGGGCTGAGGTAGCAGAGAGAAGCGGTCTTACCGAGTGGGGAGCGAAGATGCTCCTGAGGCAGTTCTGGGATCTTCGGATGGTTCACCCTGGCGGGGTGACTGAAACCGGCCCGCGCGCGGCCCACACGGCAGTCTGGCAGATAGGAGACGGTGAACGCGCTCCAGGACTGCGGGTGAAGAAGCACAAGCCAAAGCTCAATCACTATTCATTCGCCGTGCTATGGCGGTGTCTAGAGGACGGCGCGACGAAGACCGAGGCCATCGAGGCATCCGGGCTCAATCACAACACGGTCCGCCGGACGCTGGAAGCGCTGCATACGGGCGGCGCTATCCGGGTGTCAGCGTGGGAGAAGGACAGTATGGGCCGCAGCGTGATACCCGTATGGATTGCTGGCGCCGGCAAAGACGCCAAGAAGCCGAAGCCGAAAAGCGCAAACGAGAGCGAGCGCTGGCGACGGACTTACGAGCGCAGGCAGATTCATCTGGTGACGATGCTGGCGCAGGCTGGAGCTTAACCAAGAATTGACGCGCACCGAAGGTGTCGCGTCCAATGGACGTTAGGCCATGAGAACCGCAGCCCGAGCCGACGACAACCAAGCCGAGATCGTGGAAGCGCTGCGGGCTGAAGGCTGCTACGTGGTCAACATCCGCTGGCCTGTTGACCTACTGGTGGGCGTTCCAAGTGCAGGCTGGCTTGCCGTAGAGGTAAAAGACGGCTCAAAGCCCACCAGCGCCCGCAAGCTGACCGAAGTCCAGCTTGCGTTTATCGGCAGCGCTCCGCCAGGCTGTCCGACTGCGGTGGTGACGGATGTGGAATCGGCGCTAAGGGCTGTGCGGGCAATGTGTAACAGTGCAAAATAGGGCTTGCGTGAGCGCTAGCGGTGGACTATAGTTCAGTCATCAACACCGGAGCACGACATGGCAACCTTCCAGCAAATCCAGACCGCAACGATGGCCGCAAGGCGCGCGACTGGCATGCCCGGGATCGGGACGCAGGTGAATGCGGGCCGGTTCCAAGTGGTGAATGTTTCCTACGGCAAGCGCGGCAAGTCTGACGTGCTGGCGCTGTCCGACTGGATCAGCGTTGACGCGGCCATCGAAGTGCTGCGCCAGATCGAAGCCGACAAGGGTTGGCACTAATGCGCGTGCTTGTCGCTTGCGAGTACAGCGGCCGGGTTCGCCAAGCGTTCCGGGCTCGCGGGCACGATGCGTGGTCCTGCGACTTGCTGCCGGCTGAGGATGGAAGCGCGTTCCATTTGCAGGGCGATGCTGTGTTCATGACGACGCACGCCGAATGGGACTTGATGATCGCCCATCCGCCGTGCACCCGCCTTGCTGTCAGTGGTGCCCGCTGGTGGGCAGACAAAGCCAAAGAGCAGGCCGAGGCGCTGGAGTTCGTGCGCGCCTTGATGGCCGCTCCTATCGCGCGAATCGCCATAGAGAACCCGGTTAGCAAGATCAGCACCGCCATACGCAAGCCTGACCAGATCATTCAGCCGTGGCAGTTCGGGCACGGTGAAACCAAGGCGACATGCTTATGGCTGAAGAACTTGCCGCCGCTGAAGCCGACGGACGTGGTCGAAGGGCGGGAAGCAAGGGTGCACCGGATGTCACCCGGCCCGGATCGATGGAAAGAGCGCAGCCGGACCTATCAAGGGGTCGCAGAAGCGATTGCTGAGCAGTGGGGATGACCGCCAAAACCTCCGCCCAACGCCAAGCCAACCTGAAAGCCAGGCGCTTGGCCGCAGGCATGGTGAAGTTCACCCACTGGGTGCATGCTGACGATGTGGCGGCGCTTAGGGCGATGACTGGCGAATTGCAACAGCGCCGCGCCTTTCGACTTCTAGAAGCGACTGTGCGGGCGATACAGGAGAAGAAATGAGCGAAAAAATCTACGCCTGTGACGGCGAATACGTAGGCATGGCTCCGCCGACAGAAGAGGAGGTCGAAGAGCTGCGCAGGGACGCCGAGCGCTATCGCTGGCTGCGCGACAACCCTTGGACGCCTGAAGTGAGGGCGGCGGAGATGTTTTTGTGCGAATGGAAACTTTCCGAGGCTGACTCGATGGCGGCAGAACTGGCGCAGCGCTACCACCGGTTGACGGAAGCCTATGACCGCACTGTGTGCACTGGGCCGATACGTGATGGTTCGATCATGCCGATGGGTGCGCATGAGATGGCGCTTGTGAACCGTATCGCGATCACGGTGCGAAAGCAGATCATGGTCGAGGCCGCGGCGGCCGGTATCAGCGCGGCAGACATGCGGCGCGCAATTTCGCGTGCTGCTTGACGAAAATGCAGCAAATGTGATAATCACGCATGCGCAAAGAGCCCACGCCCGAAACGAAGAGACGGACGGCGGCCAGTGTTCGCGACACCGGCAGGGCTCGGCACACGGCTGGCTGACGCTGGCCGTTTTGCTTTGTGCGCGCTAAGATAGCGCCGCCGGGCGTTTCCATCAGTGCGGCCCCTCCCTTGATCAACCCGCACTGAGCGCCCGGCCCCCTCAGGACACTCCGCGAGGAATCCGTGGCAAGACCGAAGAAATCCGACGCCCTAGACGCTGATGCAGTAATCAGCGCCATCCGCGAGGGCAAGACGCAAACCGAGGTCGCCAAAGAGAGCGGACTTTCAGTATCAAGGCTCAACGAGTGGCTTCACTCAGACCCCGAAAGGTCCGCGCGCGCGCGTGAAGCGATGGAAGCCAGCGCCGAAGCATGGCTTGACCGAGGGCACGCTTACCTAGTGGACGCACTGCCTGACAACGCCGAAATAGCCCGCGCCAGGGCTCTTGAGCAGCACTGCGCTCGCCGGGCGGCGATCCGCAATCCGAAGCGCTACGGCGACAAGATCGAGCAGACCATCGAAGTGGGCGAGAAGCTCGAAAAGATCGTCCGAACCGTGGTCGATCCCGCCAAAAGCTAGCCCAATGCAGCCCAATGCGATGTATCGGTGTCGGAAAACACGGGCCGAGACTCGCGGAACAGGCCCAAAGCCGGCCCAATGATCCTGAACATCCCCGTTGCGCGGGTTTTCCTGCCTTTACTGGCCCCGGCTAGATACAAAGGCGCCCACGGCGGCCGGGCTGCGGCCAAGTCGCACTTCTTCGCCGAGAAGCTCATCGAGGACTGCGCCGCCGAGCCGGGGGACTTCGGCGAGGGGCTTCGGGCTGTCTGCATCCGTGAGTACCAGAACGACCTAGCCCAATCGTCCAAGGCCCTGATCGAGATGAAGCTGGAGCGCTTCCGGCTAGGTGAGGCACAGGGTTTCAAGGTCTTCCGGGACGTGATCCAGACCCCGAAGGATGGAATCATCATCTTCAAAGGGATGAACGATTACAACTCGGACAGCATCAAGTCGCTGGAGGGTTTCAAGCGTAGCTGGTGGGAAGAGGCCCAGACCGCGACCGCTTCGAGCCTGAACATGCTGACCCCGACGATCCGGGCGCCCGGCTCTGAGAAGTGGTTTAGCTGGAACCCTCGCAGGCGGACAGATGCCATTGACCAGCTCCTGCGTGGCAAAGAGGTGCCGACCGGGGCTGTAGTGATTCAGTCGAATTGGCGCGACAACCCCTGGATGACGTCGGAGTCCGAGCAGGAGCGCTTGGACTGCCTGCGGATCAAGCCGGACCAGTATGCGCACATCTGGGAAGGCGACTACGTAACCGTGATCGACGGTGCCTACTACGCCGCCCAATTGGTAGAGGCAAAGGCTCACGGCAGGATCGGCCGGGTTGCGGCTGACCCGCTCATGACCCGCCGGCTCTTCTTCGACATTGGGGGCACCGGGGCGCGGGCGGATGCTGTCGCTGTCTGGGTCGCACAGTTCATCGGCAAGGAAATCCGGGTTCTGGACTACTACGAGGCTGTCGGCCAGCCGTTAGCGACTCACGTAGCTTGGATGCGAGAGCGCAACTACCTGCCGAAGCATGCCCAGGTCTGGCTTCCCCACGACGGGGAAACTCATGACAAGGTGCATGATGTGTCTTACGCCAGCGCGCTCCGGGAAGCTGGCTATCACGTCACCGTGATCCCGAACCAAGGCAGGGGAGCGGCGAAGGCGAGAATCGAGGAGGGTCGCCGGTTGTTCGGTTCCATGTGGTTCAACGAGGAAACCACCGAAGCCGGGCGGGCTGCGCTCGGGTGGTATCACGAGAAGAAGGACGAGGCGCGGGGTATCGGTCTAGGCCCCGAGCATGATTGGGCCAGTCACGGCGCGGATGCTTTCGGGCTCATGTGCGTTGCATATGAAGAGCCGTATGAGTCAAAGCCGCTGGCATATCCGAGGATTGCAACGGTCTGAATTAGGCTACACTCCCCGCAAACTTAAAGGCTCCGCCGTGAGGCGGCCCGAACATGGCAAAAGGGCTCACGCAGGACGAACTGCTAGCGCTGACCGATCTGGAGATTCGGAACGCGGTAGGCTATTCCGGCGGCAAGATGTCCGAAATGCGCCGGAAGGCCGAGTATTACTACCTTGGGCTTCCGAAGGGTGATCTGGCTCCCCCCGAGGTGGAGGGACGGTCATCGGTAGTCGATACCTACGTTCGCAACACCATCGAGGCCATGTTGCCTCAGCTCATGGTTCGCTTCACGGGCTCCGATACCGTGGTGGAATTCGAGCCAACGAAGCCGGGCGACGAACAAAAGGCCAAGCAGTGCACCGACTACCTGAATTACCTCTTCTGGAAGCAGAACCGTGGTCACATGATCGCTGAAACCTGGATGCGCGACGCGCTGCTTCAGAAGAACGGGATTCTCAAAGTCTGGTGGGATACTCGAACCGAAGAGACGAAAGAGGAATACAAGGCTCTTACTGAGGTTGAACTCGCCCAGTTGATGGATGATGAGGAAATCGAGGTAACCGCCAAGACATCCTATACCGACGAGGAAGACGCCGAGCAGCGCAAGGAGGCCATGGCGCATCTTGGACCGCAGATGCAGCAGGCCATGCAAGCCGCGCAGCAGGGCAACAAGCAAGCCGCTGCCGCTGCCGCGCAGATCGCAATGCAGATCAAGGCCATCAACGACAAACCGCCGGTCATGCTGTACGACGTGACGGCCGTTCGCTCGAAGAAGGGTGGGAAACTCTCCCTCGAAAACGTGCCACCCGAGGAATTCCTCATCAGCCGCAAGGCAAAGGACATCCGCACGTCGCCGTTTTGTGCCCATCGGGTCGCTCGCACGATCAGCGACCTGAAGTCGATGGGTTACAAGAATATCGACACCGTTTCCGGTGACGCGGACGGCACGAACATGAACCTTGAGCGCATCGAGCGCTTGAGCTTCGATGACGAGTTGGCCTACCTGAACGTAGATACCCCGAGCGGTGACGAATCGCAGCGCATGGTGTGGGTTGTCGAGTGCTACATCCGCTGCGACTGGGACGGCGACGGCATCAGTGAACTTCGCAAGGTCACCCGGTGCGGCAATACCGTCCTCGATAACGAAGAGGTAGACCTAGCCCCATTCGTTGACATCTGCTGCATCCGTCAACCTCATAAGTTCGCCGGGCTTTCCATCGCTGACCTCGGCATGGAAACGCAGAAGATCAAGACGGGCCTTCTGCGCTCGGTGATCGACAACCAGCACCTGCAAGTCAATGGCCGTTACTTTGCGGTCGAGGATCAGGTGAACCTTGACGACCTGCTGACATCCCGCCCGGGTGGGGTGGTGCGGATCAAGAACCCCGGCGCCGTCGGAAGGCTCGATCAGGCCGCCTCCGACATGCAGGGCACGATGGGTCTGCTGGAGTATGTCGAGGGATTCGGTGAATCCGCTACCGGCTGGACCCGCTACAGCCAAGGGAACTCCGCCGGCAAGCTCGGTCAGTCCACGGCGACGGGCATGGACATCATCGCGAACAAGGACGACATGCGTGTCGACCTGATCGCGCGCAACTTCGCAGAAGGGTTCGTCGAACTCTTCCGTCAGATGCTAAAGCTCGTTTGTCAGCACCAAGACAAAGAGCGCCAGATCCGCCTGAATGGTCAGTGGGTCGATATGGACCCGCGAGAGTGGAAGAATCAGTTTGACGTGAGCATCAATGTCGGGCTCGGCGTCGGCTCGAAGCAGCAGCAATTGCAGCAATTGATGGCGATCATCATGCAGCAGGAAAAGGTCCACGCCATCGGGGCCGCGTCGCCCGAGAATATCTACCAATCGAGCGTGGAACTCACCAAGCTGGCCGGATTCAAGTCGCCGGATCGCTTCTTCTCCGATCCTGCCAAGGCGCCCCCGCAACCGCCGAAGCCTGACCCGCTCATGGTGAAGGGCCAGATCGACGTGCAAGTCGAGCAGGCGAAGGGCCAAGTCGCCGCGCAACTCAAGCAACTGGATGTGCAGGCCACGCAGCAAATCGAGGCGCTGAAAGCGAAGTACAAGCAGGAAACCGACCTTGCGGCGCAGCAATTCCAGCAAGCTCAAGCAGAGGCTCAAATGCAGATGCAGGCCCGGCTGAAAGAGCTGGAAGCATCCATGCAGGACGCCCGCGAACGGGACCGCATGTCGCAAGAGGCAGCGCTCGAACAATTGCGCATTCAGAATGAGCAGTGGGCCAAGCAACTGGACAGCAATACCCGGATCGCAGTCGCCGAAATTCAGGCCAATGCTGCCGGACAGGCCGCGACCGTAGACGCGCAGGCTCAAGTCGCCAGCGCTCAGGCTGCTTCTGCAAAGGTTATGGGCGGCGACACCAAGGCCGACGGAATGGCGCAGGCCATTGCTACTTTGTCGCTGATGGTCGAGAAACTTTCACAACCCAAACAAGTGATTCGCGGCCCTGATGGGCGAATTGTCGGAGTCCAATAATGGATATTCTTCTGCCGAAGTACCCCGAAGTCAGCTATGAAGGCTGGATCGGCTTCGAGTGGATTCTCCCCGCCGGTTATCGGCACGTCGCATCGGTCGAAAGACCTGACAGTGATGGCCAGTGTTCTGGCAAAGGCGAAATCTACGACCTCGGCCAAAACGCCGAAGGCAAGTTCCGGCTTTTCCGTCGCGGTCGCGGAGAGCTAGAAAACTCTCATGTCGGGCGTGGCGAGCCATTGTCCGACGTTGACTTGGCGGGGTTTGGCTTGACCCGCGAGCAGTGCGTAAGCGAGCCCGAAGACTTCCTCAACGAAGGTGAGTTTTCGTCCCTGTGTCGTTCTAACCTCCTCACCTGAAAGGCCCACCATGGCTGTTTTCTCCATGCGCAAGGCGGCAGCCACACCGGCGGCCGATACTGGCACTGTCACTTTCCTGTCGGCTCTCGCGGCCACCACCCGTGCACTCCGCGTGCAGGAGTTCGGCGCCTCGGGACATGGCACTGCAAGCGGCTTCAACAACTTCCGGGTTGCGCCGGGTGACGCTGGCACCGGCGCCCTGACGAACCTCACGCCGTTCCCGCTGCAACCGATGGCGACTGCCGTCGCTGGCTTCACGGCTGGCACGACCTACGCCACGGCGATCCCGACCGTCAACACGAACGCTGGCATCGACTGGGGCGTCAACAACAATGGCGGCGTCTATCGCTGGCTGGCGAAGACAAACTTCGAGCTGTACGCTGCGCAGGCGACCGCGGGCTATCAGTCGATCAACTGGAAGTGCGTTTCCACTAGCGGCACCGCGAACGTCAGCGGCTACATGTTCTTCGAGGAGCTGTAAATGGCACTGTCCGTACTCGTCGGCCCGCTGGCCTGGGCCGTCGGCGACGGTACGGCCAACAGCAACACGGCGTCAGAAACATCGCTGCTTCTGGGCACGGCGGCGAGCGGCAAATGGGCCATGCCTGGGGGGTTTTTCATCGCCCCGGGGCAGACCATCCGCATCACCGCTACGCTGCGCCTGACGACTACGACCGGCACGAACAATTCAACCTTCAAGGTGAAGATAGGATCGGTCGCCGTCGCCACCTCGCCGACGTTCGTGAATCAGGCTTCGCAGACGAACCTCACCATGCGGCTGACGTGGCTTCTGACGCTACGAGCGGTCGGCGACGGTACGTCAGCGAACTTCATGCACGTCGGCACCTACACGGGCGCGGCAGTGTCGGCGACGAACCAGATCAACCCCATTCCGGCTACCGCTCCGGCAGTCGGCACGGGTTTTGATTCTTCGACGGCCGCAACGCTTGACCTGACCCATACGTGGTCAGCCGCTAGCGCTTCAAATTCGATGACCCTGCATCAGTACGTTCTCGAATCGGTGGTTTGATATGGCGACGAAACTCCTTACTACGCTCGATAGTCGGGCCGAGAGAAACTGGCCTGCCGGTCAGAATGCCACTGGAAATCTTCAGGTCCCTGATGGCACGCTGACGTTTGACATTGCGCTCACGCAACCGGGCTGGCCCAGCGTCAGCGACGGCACGATCAAGATCGCCGCTCTGGTGTCGCGGCAAAATGGACCTTTCACCGAAGAGTGGTCGGATACGTTCGAGCATCAGCAGGTGCTGAAGGGGGGCGTTCCGGTAGTCGATTTGCATTTTGGCTGTACGATCCAGGCCCCGCTGGCGACCGGCGACCGTATGCGGGTCGAATTCACTTCTGCCAATGCATTCCGATCTGCGCTTAGTGTAGCGGCGGGCTAATGGCTACTCGAATCGGCACCGGAGTTACCGGAAGCGCCGATTCGGCTGCGTCTAGTATTGCTGCGGCTGCCAAAGACACGACAGGTGCGCATCTGCTTGTGTGCGCCGTCAAGTGGGAAGCCAGCGGACCCACGCTAAGCAGCGTTACCGATTCGCAAGGTAATAGCTGGACCATCGCAAGCCAGCTGGCACACTCCACTGGGGGCGAACCTCACGGCGCTGTCGCTTATTGCATAGCTCCGACAAACAATGCAAGCCTGGTTGTCACGGCCAATTTCAGCGCCAGCACGCCGACTTTTCGACGCATCCAAGTAGAGGCATTCAGCAGTGCGCTGGGCGCGTTTGCTTTTGACCTGACCTATACGGCGGCACAAGGGACAACGGGTCCTTACTTACTTGGGGCGCAGACAACTACGGCTGCTGGTGTCGTTTTCGCTGGCATCGCCGATTTCTCTACGCTCACGTCGCCGTCGGCGGCGGGAACTCCGACGTTCTCCCTAGGCGCTACAAACACAGACTCATTCTGCATTTACTTGCTATCTGGCTCCGGGCAGTCAGTCACCCCTTCTGCGACAGTTATAAGTGGGATAACGCGCTGGGTTATGACTGGCATGGCAGTAAAGGAAGTTGCGGCAGCCGGCAGCGGCAAGTTGTCCCTCATCTTCCCGCTCGCCCGCGACGAAAGGGGCGAATCCGACACCGGAACAGAGTCCGGCACGCAGTTTTCACTGCAAAGGTTCGGGCTGCTGAGCCGGTGGTGAAATGTCGCAGTTCTGGCTTCCCCGACCGCTAGGCAGCCCGGGCGCAGCGGCGCCTGACGATGGCGTCTATTCGTGGGAGGACGGCAGTCTTTTCGACCGTACCGAAGACGCCGGAAGTGCAGATACGTCGGTGTTTGACTTCTACTTTGACCAGTCAACGCCGAACCGCGAAGACAACTACGGCGCCCTGGGGATTGATCTGCCGCAGTCGTTCGAGTGGGACGACCCGGACGCCGACGGCGTGCTGTGGCCGGACTATTGGGCCATCCCTCCTCCGATTGACGACAACTACGAGTCATTCGCTCGCGTCGAAGACTCGTCAGGCCAGCCGGAATACCTCGAAGATCAGGATCAGCTTGGCTTCGAGGTATTCCCGCTTGCGGACGACAATGATGTCTCGACGGCGCGGGTATATGACTCGTCGGACCAGTTTGAAGAGCCGGACGAAGACTTCGGTTTTTACGACTGGCAGGACGAAGACCTCGTTTTAGATGGTGTTGCGCCATCGGAGCTTTCAGAAAAGCAACCCGAGGACGAGGAAGAGCCGTTCGACTTTTCCGCCGGGCCGCTTTCCGACGACGCGGCGCAGGTGGATTCGAGCTTCCCGCTGCCCGAGCTTGGAAACTACGGGCTTGCGGACGAAGACGAGTTCCTCGAATCAGAATCCTCCTGGCCGACACCCGACGATAACGACATCGGCTGGGTTTCCTACTTCCCGGACCAGTCGGAAGAGCCAGAAGACGAGGACTTCAGTTTCTATGCCGGCACGGTGTGTGACGATAACGACGTCGCCGTACAGCCGTGGTTCCCGGATCAATCCGAAGAGCAGCCGGACGAGGATTTCAGCGCCAGCGGTTCCCCGGCGCCGGATGATGTCCAGTCGGATCAGGTCTTTGCAGATACCGCAGACTGGTGGCCTGACGATGTAGTCGAAGAGCCCGAAGGTTTCATTGACAACCCGCTACCGGCGGACCCTGTTTTTGAAGAGCCGCTGTGTTTCTGCGAGTTCCCAGCCCAGGCGGAAGAGCCGGAGGACGAGCCGTTCGGGTTTGACTTCAACGTCACCCCGGATGATGCCGCCCCTGACGCCGTTCCCGGTGGCGGGCGGCACAAGCGACGCTATCAAATCAGGATCGGCAAGCAGGTTTTTGAGGGCGACAAGCAAGAAATTGAGCGCGTAGCCCGAGAACTGGCGATTGCCGAGTATGAGAAAGGCAACACCGCTGCGCCAGATGTAGCCGAAGTCATCGTCCCGGCGAAGAAGAAAAAGGCGCCTCTGGTCGCGGCGACTGAAGTAGCAATAGACGTCCGAAAAGCGTATATTGCCGCCATATTGCGCGAGATGCACCGTCTCGCCGAGGAAGACGACGAAGAGGCGCTGATCGCACTGCTATGACACCTGAGCAGGAAATCTACCTTGCGAACCGTGCCGCCGAGGTGCTCGAAAATGAGGCATACCTCAAGGCATACGACGCCATCCGAGAGGAGTTGACCCAGCAATGGAAGCATTCACCGGCAAGAGACGTGGAAGGCCGCGAAAAGATATGGCTCATGCTCGCGATGCTGGAAAAGGTCCAGGCGTGCCTGAAAGCGACAATGGACGGCGGGAAACTGGCGAAAGCGGAACTCCAGCACCGGCAGACGCTGCTGGAGAGAGCGAGAGACTACTTGCGATAGCGAGGAAGCGACGGGAAATGATGCGTATCGCCGACTTCCTGAACCGGAATTTCAGATGAAGCGTGACGGTCGCCCACCGTCGTTTGCCCAGCGCAGTGATGCGTCGGCAGGAGTAGAAATTGGACAATCCCGCAGCGGAATCCAGTGACCTTTCGGTAGACGACGCCGCTAAGGCGTTTGCAAGCCTGATAGACCCCGAACCGCCTAAGGAGGAAGATCCTCCCAAGGTGGACACGGAGGTCGATCCGCCCAAGGAAGAGGAACTCAAGGAGCCCGAGCCGAATGCGGCCGAGGAAGGCGATGACGCACCGCTTACCATTGAGGTGGACGGCAAGCAGATCACGCTGACCAAGGAGCAGATCGCCGAGGCTTACAAGAACGGTCTTCGCCAGAGCGACTACACGCAAAAGACGATGGCCGTGGCCGAGCAGCGCAAAGCCGCAGAGGCCGAAACCGCGAAGGCGCGTGAAGAACGCGCCCGTCTTTCTCAGGAACTGCAACGCACGCAGACCCTGCTGGAAGGCGCCATTGAGCAGCAGTCAAAGATTGACTGGCCTGCCCTGATCGAGTCGAACCCCGTCGAAGCCCTACGGCAGCAGCACCTCTTGCAACAGAGGCAAGCAGCGCTGAAGGAAGCGAACGACGCGCAGGCCCGGCTCGCGCAGCAAATCCAATCCGATCAACTCAAGGCCTACCAAAGCCATCTCGCTACGCAGCAGGAACAACTTCTTGCCAAGCTGCCCGAGTGGAAAGACGAGGCCAAGGCGACGACGGAACGCGCGGCGCTCAAATCGTACCTGCGAGAGCAGGGCTTCGAGGAAAGCGACGTCAATGCAATCTCAGATCATCGCGCCGTGATTCTGGGTCGTAAGGCGATGCTGTACGACCAGATGATGGCGAAAGCGAAAGCCGCAGCGAAGAAGGTGGAAAACGTGCCGACCAAGGTGGTCCGGCCCGGCGTCCCCAACGAAGGCAACACGCTCGATGGCCGCACCCAGGCGATGCGCAGGCACGCCAAGGAAGGATCCATTGAGTCTGCCGCCGCTGCTTTCGCGCAAATCCTCTAACCCCTAACGCCGAGAGGCGCAGGAGAGAAAGAAATGGCTGTCCCAAGTGGAACCTTTACCACCGCTGCGGCGATTGGTAACCGTGAAGACCTCACGGACATGATCTATCGGATCACCCCGACCCTTACCCCGTTCCTGAACCTGTGCGCCAAGACCAAGGCCACGAGCACGCTGCACGAGTGGCAAACCCAGGATCTCGCCTCCGCCGCGAACAACACGCAGACGGAAGGCGACGATGCTGCGGCCGCTTCTCACACGGCGACCGTGCGCCTGAACAACAAGACGCAGATCAGCGCCAAGACCGTCCGCGTGTCGGGCACTCAGCAGGCAATGAACCCGGCCGGCCGCAAGGACGAACTGGCGTATCAGATGTCTCTGAAGTCGCTGGAACTGAAACGCGACATGGAGTTTGCGATCACGCAGAACAACGTGACCGCAACCTCCCCGCGCCAGACTCGCGGCCTGGTGGGCTGGGCCGGTGACAACACCGACGGCTCGACATCGGGCACGTCCTACGTGGCTCCGGTCTACACCGCGAACCCCGGCACGGCGCAAACCGACGGCACGCAACGGGCCTTCACCGAAGCGCAACTGAAAAACGTCCTGCAACTGGTCTACACGGCCGGCGGCAACCCGGACACGATTCTCTTGCCGCCGAAGGCGAAGCAGACCTTCTCGACCTTCACGGGCAACGCCTCGCGCATTGACCGCTCGGAGGACGCGAAGCTGTATGCCTCGATCGACGTCTACGTGAGCGACTTCGGTGAACTGAAAGCGGTTCCGAGCCGCTTCAGCCGGACCCGCGATGTGTGGGTGCTGGAGTCCGCAAAGTGGGCCGTGGCCTACCTGCGGCCGTTCCAGACCATCGAGCTGGCGACGACCGGTGATGCGCTGCAACGCGAGATCATCGTGGAGTACGCGCTCGAAGCCCGCGCCCCGAAGGCGAACGGCGCCGTGGTTGACATCCTCTAACCCATAGGGGCCACCCGGCCCCTATAACCAAGGAAAACCATGGCATACGATCTCGTTCAAACCGCCACCCCGGGCGTTGTCCTGATCGAAGAGCAGTCGAGTGCGGTGGGCGCCATCGTTCAGGCACTGACGTGGACCGTTGCGCGCGGTGCGACGAATACGGCACTGGTGGGGACTCTCCCTGCCTCGGCCCGTATTCTGCGCATCGACGTGACGGTAGCGGTGGTGTCGAACGCCGCGACCACGGCAACCGTGTCTGTCGGCCTGTCCGGCGGATCGGCGACGTTCTTCTCGGCGGCGCAAGACGTGAAGGGCGCAATCGGCAACTTCTCGCAAGCGGCGACCGCGAACTGGGCCGTTTCGGGCTCGAAGCAGGCGATTACCTGCACCTACACGGAGACGGGCGCGGCATCGAACGCCGGCACGTTCTATGTGGCGGTGTACTACGCTGCGGTCTAACCAAAGGGGCTTCGGCCCCTTTCTTCGGAGCTAGAAATGTCGAATGTCTTCATGGCGTCTGGAATCACGGTCACGAAGACCGGCGTCCAGACCGCCACAAGCGGAGTTTCCGCTGGCGGCACCCTCCCGACGTGCTCTTCCGGTGAGGTGCCTCGCTGGATCCGCGTCGCGGCCACGGCGGCGGCCTGTATCCGCATCGGGTCAGGCGCTCAAACGGCAGTCACGACCGATCTTCAGGTGCAGCCTGGCGACGCGGTGATTCTCTCCGTGCCTTCTGGCTGCACGAACTACGCCGTCATTCAGGTGTCGGCCGCTGGTGTGGTGCAAATCAGCCCGCTGGAGAACATGTGAAGATCATCGGCGACCAAGACGGGGTACAAGCCTTCGTCGCCGTCGAGGACGACAAGGAAGTCCACGGCACCCTGCAAGACTGCACGCCTATCGCAGAACATGCGAAGGCGCGGCAGGCTCTCGGGGATTACGGCTCGAAGGACATGCGGCTCGCCGCTTCTCTTCCGGCCGTTGCCGTAGAGACGTACATGAACCTCAATGGGATTGACCTCGCCGAGTTCCTTCAAAACCCTGTCCATGTCCGCCGGATGTGCAATGACCCGGCGCTCAGGGACTTCCGCATCTGGCCGGGGCGCGTGTGAGCATCGCCACCTATTCGGACCTTCAGACCTCGGTGGCAAACTGGCTGCACCGCAGCGACCTGACAGCGCTAATTCCTGACTTCATCACCATCGGCGAGACGATGCTGAATGGTGATCTGGACAGCCGCTCGCAGGAAATTCGAACGAACCTGACCTGCGACACGGCAACCCGGCTGCTGACGTTGCCGTCTGACATGGTTGAAATGCGCCGGCTGTCCCTGCTGAGCGCAGACCCGATCCGGGTGCTGGAATACAAGTCTCCCGAACAACTATACGCGGACAACAACTACATCAACTCGGCGCAGATGCCTGACTCGTTCACGGTGATCGGCGGCTCGATTGAGCTGAACTGCCTGCCGGATTCAACCTACACGGTGGAGCTGATCTACCGGCAGAAACTCCCCGCACTGAGCAACTCCAATACGACGAACTGGCTGCTGACGGGATACCCGAACGCCTACCTGTTCGCCTCGCTTCTCGCGTCTGCGCCGTACACGCAGGACGATGATCGCATCGCCACTTGGCAGAAGGCCTACTCCGATGCCGTAGATACGGTGAACAGCATTGACTGGTATTCCGGTTCAGGTCTTCGGGTCCGGGCGCGATGACCTACAAGACGATTCCTTCTTCGGGGCAGTTCGGCTATATCGCCGATGCTGCCCCGCAGGAATTGCCTGCAAATGCTTGGAGTTACGCTCGGAACATCCGTTTTCGTGATGGATACGCGGAGCGTTTTGCTGGGTCTGGTCAGGTCTTCACGACGCCTAGCGTTACCCCGTACTGGATCGCGCCTTTCAGAAACGGGAACTCGAAATTCTGGATTCACGCCGGAATCGCCCGCGTCTACGTTGACGACGGCACGACCCGCACGGACCTGACTCCAGCTTCGACCTACACCGGGGCGATTGACGACCGCTGGACCGGCGGCTCTGCATCTGGGGTCATGGTTATCAACAACGGGATCGACCAGCCGCAGTTCTGGGCAGGTAATCCTGCCGTGAAGTTCGCGAACCTTACCGCGTGGGATGCCAACTGGCGCTGCGCGTGTCTGCGGCCGTTCAAGCAATACCTCGTCGCCCTGGACATCACCAAGAGCGGGACGCGCTACCCGCACATGGTCAAGTGGTCCGCCGCTGCCGTGCCTGGGGCCGTCCCCTCCAGCTGGAACGAGGCCGACCCGACGAAAGACGCTGGCGAGCAGGATCTTGCCGAGACGACGGATTTCCTCGTTGACCAGCTCCCTCTAGGTGACTTGAACGTCATCTACAAAGAGCGCTCGATGTACGGAATGCAGTACATCGGCCAGCCGTTCATCTGGCGCTTCTTCAGGCTTCCGGGCGAAGTGGGGATGTTGGCCCGTGGCTGTGTCGCAAACACTCCGAAAGGGCATGTCGTTCTCACCTCGGGTGACCTTGTGGTGCATTCGGGTCAAGGTCCCGAGAGCATCATCACGGGCCGGATGAAGAAGTGGCTCTTCAACCAGATCGACGCCACGAACTACCGGCGGGCTTTCGTCTTTGCGAGCTACCTGACGAATGAGTGCTGGGTCTGCTTCCCTGAATCTGGGCAATCCGCGTGCACTCTTGCCCTCGTGTGGAACTGGCAGGAGGACACATTCACCACCCGTCAACTCCAAAACGCTACCTATGGGGCAGCGGGGCCGGTTGTTTCAAGTTCCGCCATCTGGTCCACTGAAACGCGGACATGGAACACCGATACGCGGACATGGGGCAACGAGTCTCTCGCCTCGACGCAAAGCCGCGTCCTGTTGTCCACGACGGCGCCTCTCATCACGATGACCGAGGCGGCGCAGACGTTCGATGGGACTTCCCCCACCGTTACCCTGGAGCGCACCGGCATCACCCTTGATGCGCCGGACACGGTAAAGACGGTCCGATCCATCATCCCCCGTATCGACGCGGTAGCAGGGACTCAGGTGAGCATTCAGGTGGGCGGATCAATGGACGCCGAAGTCGCCCCTACTTGGAGCACTCCCATTACCTACACCGTCGGGACAACCAGGAAAGCGGATGCCTTCGCGGCGGGCCGTTTCCTGGCTTTCCGAATCACGGGGACGACGACGAATCAATGGCGCCTTCGGAGCTTCGACATGGACATCCGAGGGTCTGGGGCCTACTGATGTTGATCGAGTCGCCGGTCTGGAAACTTCAGCGGGCGCTGTCTCTCATGCCCGCCGTGGATCTTCCGACCGAGCATTTCTTTGCCGATGGCATGTATTGCCGTTCCGTCTTCCGGGCGGCGGGCGTCGTGATCGTCGGCAAGGTGCACCGCAAAGAGCACCTCTACATCGTGGCTCGAGGGCTTGTCAGGGTGACGACGGACGACGGGGTGCGGGATGTGCCTGCCGGATCGGTGATCGTTTCACGGCCCGGGACAAAGCGCGCCGTCTTGGCGATTCAAGACTCGGTGTGCATGACCGTGCACCGGACGGACAAAACTGACCTATCGGAGATCGAGCGCGAGCTTCTGGAAGAGGATGACTCTGCGGTCATGGATTCCGAAAACCGGGTGAAATTCGACGTGCCGGCTTTCCGGGAACTGACAGCGAGGGTCATCAAGGCTGAAAAGCCGGGCTTTTGGTCCGATTGGACCGAGGCCGAGCGGGCGCTTTACACCTCGGGCGATTGGCGGGCTTTTTCCACCTCTCGCGGGTACACTTCCGCAGAAATTGACGATTACGGGCGCTGGCTGGATTCCATCGCTGAAGCAAAGAATAAAGGCGTCAACCCGTATCTGTTCATCGGCGATCTGGCGTTACCTGCTGCTGCCAAGAATATGGCGCTGGACACGAAAGGCGAAATCATGAAGTCATCGCATCTCCCGCACGAATCGAGGCAATCATGAGTTGGGCTGCAGTCGCAGGTGCCGTTGTCGGCGCCGTCGGTTCGATGGCGAACAGCGGAAGCGGGGGGATCAATAGCAGTTCCCTCACCGCACAGCAGATGATCGACCCCCGGATGGCCGATTACCTCTACGGTAACGGCCTGGGCGGTCTTCTCGGCGGGGTAAACAACCTTTACAACCTGCAGAACTCGCAGGGCGGCCTGAACCCGATGCAGACTGCTGGCCTGGAAATGCAGCGCCAGACCCTCATGAGCCCCGGCTATACGCAAGGCTACGACGCCATGCGATCCATGGGGATGGGGCTCATGGGGCAAGGGGCGGCAGGGAACCCATTCAGCGGCGGGTCTACAGCGATGCCTAGCGGTGTGACCCAGCCGAACATGGGCAACCGGACCGGCCCTGACATGACCATCATGCCCGTGACCCGCTCGGGTGACTCTTCGCTCGGTTTCAACCCAATGTCTGCGGCATATCAGCCGATCCAGATGGGCACCGCTGCGCCGCAGTCTTCGCCTTACCCTGGCGGCACGGACTTCGCCGAACTCCTGCGGCAAATTGCCGCACAGCATGGGCCTAGTGATCCTGGGAATCCGTTGTTCGAGCCCGGGAACGTGAAGACCGGAGGCTGACATGCCGACGAACCCATACGACCTGAGTGCCGCATCGAACCCGTACCTCGCCGATGCGGCGCGGGCGTTGACTAACAACGTCAACAACAACCTCAATACGAACATCCTGCCGGGGATCGACTCGAACGCCGTCGCGGCGGGCGGTTACGGTGGCTCCAGACAAGGTGTTGCCGATTCGCTCGCCATCGGCCAAGCGAACCTGGGGCTGAGCACGGGTCTGGCGAACCTCTACAGCAATGCTCTAGGTCAAAACCTGAATTTCTACACCCAGCAGCGGGGCCTGGACCAGTCCGGGGCGCAACTCGGGGCTAACCTCTTCAGCTTGGGAAATCAGGGCTTGATCGGCCAGGGCACTGGAATCGCCGGGATCGGCAACACCCAGCAGCAGGCCCCGTGGCTCGTAAATCAAAACGCGGGGAACATCTTTTCGCAGTTCTCGGGCCTGGGCGGCACACAGACCCAGACTCAGAACGGCTCACCGCTCGGAGCAGCCATCGGCGGCGGGATCGCTGGCGCACAAGTAGGCGGGACCATCGGTCGGAACCTCGGGCTGACGAACAACAATCAATACGTGAACATGGGCACGACGGGTGGCTGGGGATCCAATCCCGCCAGTGATCCGTACTATCAGGGGCCATAAATGGGACTGCTTGACGGCCTGACCGACCCGCAATCCATGGCGACGCTGCAACTCGCGGCGGGGCTTCTATCTCCAGGGTCTTTCGGGCAGGGGCTCGGCCGGGGCTTGTCCGGGTATCAGCAAACGCTGTCGAACGCCCAGGACATCGCGGCAAAAGCCCAGGCGATGCGCCTTCAGCAGATCCAGATGGCGCAACAACAACGGATATTTGACCTCCAGACGCCGTTTCTTGAGGAAGCCTTCAGGCGCATGCAGAGTGGGCCTGCGGCGTCTCCCGATGCACAGATGCCTGCCGTGCAGGCCGCTCTTGCTGCTGGCGCTCAGGCTGGGAGCGTAGGCCCGACCGTCGCCAACGCGCAGCGGATGGTTGAGCCAACGCCGCAACAGGTGGCGCCACGGCAATCCATGTTCCCCGGACTTCCCGATGACGTGGCATTTGGCATGATCGGCACTGGCGGGTTTGCGAAGATTCCCGAGGCGATCATGAAGAACGCCGAGCCGACCGGGGAAATGAAGAACATCGCGGCCGCCTACGGGATGAACAGCCCGCAATATCGGGCGGCGCTTCAGGCGGTAGCCGAGAAGGCCGGATACATCGCGCCGGTCAATGCTCGGCCGGGTTCGATCCTACGTAACCCCGTCACTATGCAGCCGATGGCGTTCAACCCTCACGTTCCCGAGGGCGGAACTCCGGTTTTCGATGCGTCCGGCAACGTGGTGTCGTTTCAGGATATTCCCGGCGCAACGAAAATCATTAGCGCCGCAGCCGCAGCAAAGGCGGCCGGCGAGGGAACGGCGCTCCCTTACGCTGGCTTCGATTCTCAAGGCAGGCCGCTACCTGTTGTCAGCCGCACGCGGGCCGCTACGCAAGGGGCGCAAGCGCCGTCCGAAATGGTAACGCCGGAGCAACAAGCAGCCGCGAATCTGGAGTTAATCAAGATCCTGAAGGCAGAGATCGCCACCGAGAAAGACCCGGGGACGAAAGCCGCGTTTCAGCGAGAGTTGTCCCGGGTGAGTCAGGCCGCCGCATCTGGGAAGCCGTTCACGGTGACAACGAAAAGCGCCATCTACGCCGCACCGCCTCTCGGCGCGGAAGCGACCGCCAACACCTCGGCTAAGGATGCTGTCGAGTCGTGGAACGCGATCCACACGACGGCACAGAACGCGCTTCGGAGCATTGGCCTGCTTCAGACGATCCAGCAACTGGCCGACAAAACCATGATTGGCCCGGGCGCCGACAAGCTGCAATTCATCAATGGGGTTCTGAATACACTCGGCATCAAACCCGGGATGGATCAGGCGCAGAACTACCAGATCATGAAGAAGAATCTGAACATGCTGGTCGGTTCCCAGCGTGTCGGGGCCGGTGGTGGTGGAACGGATGCCCTTCAGGCTCTCTTGGAGGCGTCGAACCCGAACGTCAAGGAAATGAACGGGCCAGCGGCGAAAGAAGCCGCCGAAGAGTTGATTGCCTATCAGCGCATGATGATCGCCAAGGATCGAGCGCTACCGAACCCGAACACCACATCGACACAGGACTATCAGGCCAAAGAGTCAGAACTCGTGCCATTCTCTGACCCTCGTCTGTGGCAGCTTGAGCACGCCGCGTCGGATCAGGAGCGGCTGCGTATCCTTAGCCTGATGCCTGAATCGCAACGCGCCTCTTTCATCGAAAAGGCTCGCCAAGCCAGAAAACTTGGCCTGTTTGACTGATGGCAAACTGGGAAGATCGCCTCGCTCCTGTTGTCCAGGCCCCCAAAAAGAATTGGGAGGACCGACTCAATGCCGTGGACCTGACGCCGATGTCGGGGCCGGCCGAGTCTGGCGGCACGGTGCAGGTGCTCAACCCGTTCGGCGCTAACTTCGATACTGGCATCCCGCTTTCCGTGGGCGCAAACAACTACTTTGCTGGCGCAGGGAAGTCTCTGACGGACTACTGGAACGGCCTGAAGCAGAAGGTCGGCGCCTATTCGTTTGCTGACGCCCAAGAGGCGAAGAAGCTAGACGCGCCCCTTATGAAAACCAAGGCCGGCAAAGCTGGCGCCATTACGGGCGCAGTCGCTGGGGTTTTGCCGATAGCGTTTGTGCCAGGCGCGAATACGCTTCTTGGTGCCGGTGCTGTCGGGGCTGGAATGGGTCTAGCCGCGCCAGCTACGGGCTGGGGTGACATGGCGCTCAATACCGGCGCCGGTGGTGCTGGTGGTGTCGCCGGTAACCTTGCCGGCCGGGCCATCGGGGCTGGCTATGGGCTTGTCAAGTCAACGCTGATGCCGTTCTTCAAATCCGGGCAACAGTCGATTGCCGATGACATGCTCAGGGCGTTCACGCCGGACGTTCAAACCGCCGTCGGCAACATCGCCAGGGACGCCGGGGAGATCATCCCTGGGTCTCTCCCGACCGCTGCTGAGGCGGCTCAGACTCCTGGGCTTGCGCAACTGACAAAGCAGGTCCGGCAAACCCCCGGGATTCAGGCGCAGGCGGATTTTGTCGCCCGAGAGCAGGCCAACAACGCGGCTCGGGTCGCGGCCGTGCGAACCGTTGCGGGAGACCCTGGGCAGCGGGCTCTTCTGGAAGCTGACCGTGGCGCCGTCGCGGATCAACTGTATGGCGCCGCCCGGAAAGCCGGCATTGACCCCGCCGCACTGACGCCGCAAGCGTTGACCGACATTGCTGCGCTGCAAAATCGCATGCCCAAAGAGGTCATTCGAGAGGCTCGTGAAATCGCCAAGATGAGAGGCGAGCCCATGACGGATGCAACTTCTATCGACGGCATGCACTGGGTCAAAAAGGCGCTGGACGGTCTTATCAAAAAAGAGGCCGGGCCGAACGGAAGCTCCGCCCGCCTTGAGTCCTATGTCGGACTAAAGAATGATCTCGTATCGACCATTGAAAGCCTGAGCCCAAAATACGCTTCCGCCCGCGCGACGTTTGAGCAGATGTCAAAGCCCATCAATCAGATGGATGTCGGGCAGGCTGTTGCCGATAAGCTCATCCCTGCTATTCGAGACTTCGGCGGGAATGCAAACCTGCGCGCCTCCGGGTTTGCTGACGCCATGCGTAATGGTGACGTCGTGGCCCAGCGAGCGCTAGACATGCCGCGAGCTACGATGGCGGATGTTTTGGGGGATACGCACATGGCGACCCTAAACGCTCTCGGCCAGGATCTGGCGCGCACCCAGAACGCCACAAACCTTGCCCGCGCGGCCGGTTCGGACACGATCCAGAACGCGCTGAGCCAGAACATCATCCGCAACACGCTGGGGCCGCTGGGGCTTCCGCCGAGCCTTGCAGAAAACACGCTGCTTGCCACACTGCTCCGGCCGGCGCAGTTCGTTGGCTCTCTTGCTGAGCCGCAAGTGATGAACCGCCTTGGGCAGACTTTGTTGTCGCCGCAAGAAACTGTAGCGGCGCTGACGCGGGCTCAGAGGCAGGGGCTGCTGACTCAGGCCGGGAAGGGTGCATTGAAGTACACCGCGCCTATCGGGTCAGGGCTTCTTGCCGATCTCCGTGAAAAGTAGGCGCTTGAGCGGCCCGTCTTTCATGAGCCTGAACACTAGCGCCTTGATGGGCCACACGATGCACACGAAAACCGCCAGCGTGGCGAACGGTCTCAGAAAAGCAGCAGCGAACGTCATCCCAGGAGTTTAACCGTGACCGTCGAAACCGCCACCTACATCAGCGACCTGAACGCCGCATTGCCTGGCGCCTCGGACAACGAGAGCGAGGGCGATGACCACATGCGGCTTATCAAGGCCGCGGTCAAGGCGACGTTTCCTAACGTCACCGGGGCAGTGACGCCGACGCACACGCAGCTGAATCAGCTTGCGACGAATACGTTCACGAGCGGAATGTCAGGGACCACGCACGTCCTGAGCGCGCAACCGTCCTTCAACGCGCAGAGAACCGGATCGACGCTCGGCATCAATGGTGGAGTCGTCACTGACATCCTCTTCAACACCGCGAACTCGAACGTATCGTCATCCTACGCAACTGGCACGGGCATCTTCACAGCGCCGACGACTGGTGTCTATGCGTTCGCCGCCGGAGTGATTCTTCAGAACAGCAGCCTGAATACAGCCACGATCAATGACCTTTACCTGTCGAAGAACAACGACACGGCAGGGACGACCGGCCTCTATTTCCCGATGAATATGACAGTGGCGCAAGGCGCAAGCCTTGGACCGTCCGGCGGGGCCTTCACAACCTCCGGCACGGTCGTCGTTGCAATGACCGCTGGCGACACCATGCGCGTCAAGTGCAGCATGGGCGGCAGTTTTGGTATCGGCTGCAAGGTCGGCAGCTACTTCTGCGGGTATCAGTTGTGCTGAGCTACTGGCACAGCGCGGGAGATTCCTTGCAGGCCGGAGGATTGATTTGTTGATCCGGCTGGTCTTCGGGATCGCCACCACCACAGGCCGACAGAAGCAACGCGCAAATCAGAACTAGCAGTCTCATGATGTCCCCCTTGATGCCATAAGCATAGGCGACAGACGGCAACAGGCAAGCCCCTAGATCGTGACTTACACCCCTTCAGCCGTCCCACTTGATGCCGGTCAACTCTCCGAGTTTGTTGACGGTGAACTGCGCTCGATCTCACGCTCGCTGGCGCTCCAAGACGCTTTCAATCCGGCGCTGAACTACGGGAACGGAACGGTCGGGCTTTTCCTGAAGCGCGTCTACGGGACGACCGCGGCGGAAACTGCGGCGGGCATCACGCCGACGAACTACTACTACCCTCCCGGGCACGTCTACCGCTACGGCACGAACACCACGCCCGGCACCACCGACATGACCACGGCGCTTGCGGCCAGCATCTCGCAAGCGAAGCAATCCGGCGGGGCAGATGCGTTCTGGCCGGCCGCTACATTGCTTGTCAGCACGCTGACGCTTGACGGCAGCGGATACAACATCCGCACGGCGGGCGGCCGAAAGACGATCCTGAAACAGACGACGGGCACCGACCCGAGCTTCGGACAAATCATGATCGTTACCGGCTCGAACATCAACATCGGAGACTTGGCGTTTATCGGGAATATTGCCACTGACGTCGCTGGCGGCGGGGAGTTTCATCATTGCGTCTATTGCTACGACGACAACAACGTCAAGAACGCGCGAAACATAACTTTTGGGAACCTGTACGGAACAGACATCCTTGGCGATGTTTTGTACGCGGGGACAAATGCAGCGGCGTCCGGTGTCTGTGAGGGCATCCGCTTCGGTACGGTTTCAGGCACGAACGTCTATCGCAACTTGGTGTCGTGCGTAGGCGCCGAAATGATCGGCGAGGCCATCATCAACGATGGGCCTGTAGGGTATCGTGACTTCGACGTTGAGCCGAACGCCGCTACCACGAACCCGAGCGACTTCCGCGTCAACTACATCAAAGCAGGCTGCACGCAGATCACGTCTGGCAATTCGTCGATTGCGAACGTCGTGCGCATTGGAACGCTGGATTGCAAGTTCGGCCGCATTCAGGCGACGACCCCTGGCTACCCGAGCGCTCCGGGAACCAACGGTCAGGCGCTGCTGGTAATGTACTGCCAGACGCTGACCATCGACTACCTGAAGTGCAGGGATTACAACTACATCCCGGTCTTCTCCACTACGGCCAGCATCAAATCTCAGATTCAGATCGGCGTGGCGGATATCTCGAATTGCTGCGTCACGGAAACCACGTACAAAGCGCTCTTCGCCGATCAAGGGTCTGGCGGGATCGGTACGCTGGAAATCGGCAACCTGATTGCCACGCTGTTTTCCACCTCGAAGATGGTCTTCAACGGGAATGGCATGCGGGCCATCGTGCGGAGTGGAACTGTGTCCGGTGGACTGCTGGCGACGGCGATCCCGAACGGCATCTATCAAAATCTCACGCTGGACGTGAACAGCGCGACCGGCAACATCCTGGACACCTGCACCGACTCGGACTTGAGCAGCGTCAGCTTCACGAACGCGGGTTCCGCAACGCTTCTCAAGAGCTGCACCGGCACGATGCTTGAGCGGGTGTCGGGCACGTTCGGCACGGTGGAGGGCTCCGGGTGTGCTGACAACTCGGCCTATCGCTGCAACATCAATGGGGTGAAGTACACCGGTGATCTGCTCAATGGCTACATCATGAATAAGGCCATGGCGGACGCGAATCAAACGCTGTCCGCTACCGAGTCAGAAGGCAAGATACTGCATTGCACCGGGGCATTGACTGCCCAGAGAAATCTGGTGGTGAACGCCGTTAATCGAATCTACATCGTGGACAACTCGACGACCGGAGGTTTCGGTATTCAGGCCATCGGGCCATCTGGCGTCGGGGTTGTGATCGCTGGCGGCAAAAGGGCGACCGTCTACTTCGATGGAACTAACATGGTGAGGGCAACGGCGGACGTATGAACACGATCAAGCGAGCAGCAAAGTGGGTCTGGGACAAGATCGTTAAGCTCTTGGGTGGTGGCGGTGGTCCTCCCCCGATCAAGCCGGACTGACCGATGTGGACGACAAGAAAAAGAAGCAGTTGTCCGACAGCGACCTCGCCAGGCTTGAGGAGCTGGCGACCGAGAAGGAGCACCAGGAGTGGCTGAAGGAGCGCCGGGCGAAGATATTGGAGAGCATCAAGCGAGCGGCCCTGTGGGTTGGCGCGGTCGGCGCGGCCGTCACCTATACATGGCAAGCGTTAGAGCGCATCCTCACGTGGTTCAAGGGGCACTGATGGCCTTTCTGCGCTGGATCGACAGTCTCATGGAGCGCTTCATTGTCGTCGGCTGGATCCTGCTCATTACCGGCGTGCTGTCGTTCATCGGTCTTGCCTTAGACCGCAAAGAGCCGTTCAAGGTCATCAGCTACCCGGAAACCTCCGCCCCCCGTGGGGGCGTGCTTCAGCTAACCGTGGACGTCTGGCGCGACAAGTCCCGCGACTGCAATGCAGTCTTCTCCCGCTATCTCTTCGACGCCAAGGGAAGGCGGTTCGAGGACATCCAAGGCGCCATCGCTTCAGACGCCATGATCGACGCCATGGAAGCCCGCGCCCCGGGGAAAATGCTGCTGGCCGTCAACATCCCGCCGAACATGGAACCGGGACGGGCCTTGCTCGAAACCGTGCTGAAGTACGAGTGCAACAAGGCCCACGCGATATGGCCCATCGTCGTCACCACGGACATCGCGTTCACGGTGACTGAGTGAGTGCCGTCTTTCCGGCTGTCACCACGGCTCTTGCGGGCCACCCGGACAAGGGGCTGATCGGGCGTGGTTCCCCATTGGACTTTTGGCGGCTGCGAACCCTGCCAAGTGGTCAACTTGGATGGCGCCAGCGTCTGACCAGACCGGCACTCCACAGGTTAGTCGAGAGCCGCGAGCTCTCCGTAGACAGTGACTTCGACAGCAACGCTTAGAAGCATAGCCCAATGAACCGCGCTTTGCTACTCCTGATGCTCGCTTCCCGGCACTACGGCTGGGCACTGGCAGCACCGGAGCAGCAGGCACGGGTCTGGAACATTCTGGGCGCGGCGGTGATCTGCGCATTCATCCTTGAGCGCATCAGGCGAACAACAGGCGTTGAACTCTTCGTGCTGCTGTGGTTTCTGGTCGAAGAGCTGATGGTGATCGAGTGCTCCAGCCTGCGCATGTGGCTGGACTGGTGGACGCCACCGGGGCAGGGCATGTGCTCGGGCCTGATCCGCTATGACCTAGGCACCATCGGGCTCGCTATCATAGGTTTGCTCGCGGCGCTAGCTGTAAGAACGTCTAGGTCCTCAAATGGTGACTAAGGGTGACAATGGCCACCATGAAGGTCATCCGCTGCCGGCGCCGTATGAGAATGCCACGGTTCGAGGATGTCGTCGCGTGGGCGGTGCCGATCATCTGTGGGATGTCGGCTCTTGCCTACTTCATTCACTGGCTCACCACTGTGTAAGGACACCATGAAGCAACTCCTGATTTCCCTTCTCCTGCTCGCCGCTACCGCTGCACAAGCGGGCATCTTCATGGCCGAGGAACTGCCGGACCCAGGCACGGACCCGGACGGCATCTTCATGGCTGAGGACTGATGGACCGCGCGGCCGGCTGGATCATCGTGCGCGGCCTGCTAGTGCTGGCTGGCCTGTTCTGGCTGGCCGGCAGGGCTGACGCATGGTGCACGATGCCGCCGCCTGCAAACCCCGGGCCGGCGCAGCCTCAACTTCCGAACGTGGCGCACAAGTGCTGGCCGCAAAAGTGGGGGCTGTCGTTCCTGAGCGGCCAAGGCTACGTCGAAGGCGACATTGCAGCGGTGCCAGGCGCAACCACGGAAGGCGGCCATTGCGCTGCGTGGTGGTGCAAGGATTCCGCTGGCGCGTGGAACGTGGAAAGCCATTGTGCGCTGACCAGCTATACGGTAGGCGGTGTCATGTCGGGCATTACTTCCGCGCTGGGAGCGACCGATCCGGTATCTGCTCTGCAAGCCTTTGCCGACAAATACGTGGTCACGCTGACCGATCCGGGGCAGATCAACTCGTACAACTGCCTGCACTGGGCCATCCAGCAGCAGGCGCAAGCCACGAAGCCAAGTGCTGTGCCGCCACCAGTGGCGTACTGGGTGACCAGCACGACGGCCTACCCGCTGAACCCGGACGGCACTCGGTCAATCACACCGTGGCCTACCAAAGCGCTGCTGCATGAGCCTTGCGATTGCTCCATTAAGGTGACACAGTTTGGCGCTACCTTTTGCAAGGTTCCAACCCTCAGCACTCCGGCCCTGGCGGTGGTCGCCGGTTGCGGAGTTTCCAAGTGACCACCCAACTAGACCGCATCGAATCTTCGCTGGCTTCGCTGCATCGCAAACTAACCTCGTG